CATAACGTTATCAGTGTTCCCTATGAATCCGGAGTTATCGCCTTCATCCTCATCCTTGAAACCAGTAACTTCATGTTCTTCAAGCGATTGCACTTGAAAACACCTAACTGCTGCAAGATGTGAATACAAAATATTTAATTCAGATTCAAGAATATCAATATTTTCTACGATTTCACCTTCCGAAAAAGGCAACGCCACATTCTTATTGTTTTTATTTTTAAAAGTTTGGTTCTTTTTATTTTTCTTGATATGTAAAAAATTGCCACGTCGGTTTACAACACCAGTTTAGACGTATTAGACTGGTGAGGTTGGTTTGAGGTGAGTGTTAACCTAACTCTTCTCTAAATAGAGATTTTGGGGAACGCCCTGGTAAACTGTCCTGTAACTCCACGCTACACACAATATACAAACCACTGTATGTGTGTCAGTAACTAGTTACAAGAGAAATCTTTTGGTTTCAATTAGACTTGATTATCATAAAGCCATTTTGTTAACTAAAATTAGTTGAGAAATTTCTCCTTTAGTGAAAGCCAACTTGGAAAAGTATGGTCTTCCACATAAGGGAGTAATCCTGCATCCTCAACTGCTTTTTGTAACATCTCAGATTTCAATTCAAAGACATCTTTACCATAATGAAAGTATTCTCGCACCGCCGAGGCTACTACCTCCATGGTTTGTTCTTCCAGTGGGATACTGGAAGCAACAACTCGAGTTAACATTTTAACAATTGAATCATGTTCCAAAGGACACATGTGATATCCAATATCATTGTCAAAACGCCACTCTCTTTTAAGAAAAGATGCTTGTGTAATTGAAATATAAGGTACGGATTCAGCTTCCTTATCAGCCATGGTATATTTTATACCAATAGTCGACAAAGCATACTGAATTCTTGTGTGATTAAACCAGTCACACCCCTGCTTAACACCCATAATGTTATCATCCCCATAGGTCATCAAAGCAACATCTTTTTTAAAATTGTCGCAATTTTGACCTTCAGGATTTAGGAGACAATAAACATAACGCATATACAAACTATTGGCCAAACTATTGACGATAACCGTCAACGGATGACCAGATGGATTTGATCCATAAAACTGAACTAAATCTCCATAGAAATTCATCAAAGGAAAAGAAGTATCAGCGGATATACCATCTATAACACGCAATTGTTCCTCAGAGTATCCAGCTTTTTCACATAGCCTACGCATAATAGTGAAAGTCGCTGCAATAACGCAAGGTGGCATCGTTTTGTCAAAAGCTGCATAATCCCCAGCTACAATACGATCTTCACCATATTGTGTCAAATACTCAAATAAATGAGTCCACTCAGGGGACGTCGCATTGGTACCAGGAGCTGCTTCAAATACATACTTATTCTTTTGTAATAACCTTACAAAAGATAAAAGATATTTTCGAACCACAAAGCTCCAATCAAATGGACCACCTGCAAAAACTCGCGTCTTTTTAGCTAAAATCTTTTTAAAAGGTACGGCTTCATCCTTCAAATGACCAGTGAATACTGGCATGGCACGTTCTCCATCATGGTATTTTCTTATGATATCATCGACACGCTCCATCACTTCTGGATCAGCTACAACAGGTTCTTGAATTTCTCCAATAGCCGGAATAGCCGTTAAAAGTGATTTCTTGGATTTACACCAAGGATGACCTGCACTACTTTTTCTATTAATTTTATCAACAAAAGCAACACCAGGTGCACCATTCAGAGTGGTAACATCGTCGTAAACCATAAGATTTTCCAATTCACCTTCTGGTAAATTTTCTAAAATATCATGTAGAAAACTATCTACACATTTACCCAAAATGTCAGAACGGATCTTAGTAACTGGCTTAACCATACTTAGAGCAGCTATGCGCCAAGGGGTCCAACCTTTCATAATTGGACCTCCATGTTTAGGGGCATATTCTTCTG